ATGAAAGCAATCGGGAGAAAAATTGAGTTCGCGACTCTACCTGACGGAAGAGTGGCGGTGATGGAAGGAGAGACTGTCTCCGTCCTGAAAGTAGAGGACAGAGAATTCATCGACATGATGGCCGAGCTCATCAAGAGACAATATCCATCGGCATGGAAGGCTCTCTGCCTGAACTACAAGGGCAGCGAGTATAATCCTGGCTACTTCAAGTTCAAGTGTGTGTGCCGCTTCACCTCCTGCAATATGGGAAAGATGGACACACTGAAATACGACGTTGAGGAAGGAGTGCTTCATCTTGAGGACGTGAGTTGTCCCATCCGCAAGGATTGCCCGTTCTGTGGCATTGTCTGCCATCCTCAACTCTACGGGATGACCAAGCGCGAGCAGAAGATACTAAAGATGCGGGCAGAGGGGCAGACCTATAAGGAAATTGAGAAAGAGACAGGAGCCAGTCAGTCGAGTATCAAGAATGCAATTCAAAACGTAACTCACAAACTCAAGCTGTGCTCATCCAAAGACCTGATGAAGATAGCAGCGGCGATGTTATGAGTAGTCAGGCAGGAGTATCTGAAAGACATTACTAATTCTGTAACTCAACTAAAAAAAATGAAGATAGCAGAAATTGAACCGTACATTGATTCGCTTCAGCTGAAGAAGCTCGAGGTGAAGTTAGAGCAAGGCAGAGAGGTAAGGATGTTTATCTGTGCCGACAACGTCACCGAATACAGCGAGAGAGTATATGGTGACATTGTCGTGTTCGACAGAGAAGGCCATGCGTGGAAGCTTGACAATCAATGCTGGCAGAAAGAAAGCGGTATAGATGTCAAGAAGATGGCCGTCATAGGCGACGAAGCATCCTACACCCTCAGAGCTAATAACATTTTTATGAAGCGAGTGAAAAGCCTCGACTACAAAAGCGATTGGAAATAATCTATGAGTCCACTTTAAAAAGTCAGCGTGCTTTCAATTTATAAGTATTAGAGACAAAATAAGCCATATATTGGGTCTATGAACTTCATTTTACAATAGGCATTATTTGCACACTATAGTTTTAAACTGAAAGTATTTTTAGACACTCCTCTGTTTTAAGGCACTTTTTCAAGGGGACTCATCTATGGAAAAGAAATTCATCGAAATCATCTCAACTGTAGAGGCAGGGAATATACTGAAAGGTATGCCAATGAGTGAAGAATTCCTTCTTGTCTGCCCTCACATAGAGCGGGGGGAGCCAAAGGAGGGAGTGATGGTAAGGACAGGAACGGTGGCATGGGATAAGGGCGAGCTCGTTCATGACTATGGCGCAGTCATCTTCAATCTTCTTCTGCAAGCTGCAGAAGAAATTCCGCAATTCAAGAGTATCCTTATAGAAGTCACCAAATCCTTGCAGCATGATGAGTAAATAGAATATTTTCGCACGATAGCTACGCAACCTATCTTTGCGATCAAGAAAGAAAGAAAGAAAAAGATATGATCGATCCACAAGAAATCTTCAAGGCAACGAATGGCGGTCTCGATATCATACTGGACTGCTATCCTCAGGCCAAAGCGTGCGTCAATACAAAGAAGCACTTTGCAATACGCAATGAGCGAACGCCATCCGCATCACTGCGCGAATATGACTCCAAGAAATATGGGCGGATATGGCAGGTGACAGACTTTGGAGGTGATGGGCGCGGAGAAAACGCTATATCCGTCTACATGAACGCAAGAGGCATGCAACAGACGCAATATGGCGAAGCTCTCTTGCAGTTGGCTTCAAAGTATGGCGTCAAGGACGAACTGGACAGAGCCGTCAATAAGCCGACTATACGCAAACGGCCAGCCAACGCCGATGAAAAGGAAGGAGACAGGCACTTCAAGTTAAAAGAGAAGATGACCAACTACGAACTTTCGATCTTAGGACCGAAAGTAAAGCAGTCTGATGTAGATGCGCTGCACTGGTTTGCCGTCGATGTCATCACCTACTGCAAGGATCGCGAGGTGATCGAGAAGTATTCCAACGAGCATTATCCCATCTTTGCCCGTGCCTGCCTCATTGCAAAAGGTAAGAATGGACAGCCAGACGATGTCTTCTACAAAATCTATGAGCCGCTGAACTGTGACAAAGGCTTCCGATTCACATATATGCCATCCGGAAAGAAGCCCCTACGTTATGTCAACGGCCTGGCTGAGTTAAAAGAAGCCTATCAGAAGTATAACAAGGAAGAGGAAGCGGACTGGATGGCGTCTCATGGTGAAGATCAGCCTTACAAAGAAAAGAAGCTTCCTGAAGCCATCATCTGCAGTGGCGAACGAGATTCTCTCTGCTGCCATTCGATGGGCTACCATCCTCTTTGGTTCAACAGTGAGACATACCATGTATCTCCGGAAGAATACCGTGAGATAATGAAGTATGTGGAAAGGCTCTACAACATCCCCGACATAGACGAGACCGGTGTACGCAAGGGGCGTGAACTTGCCCTTGCTTATATCGACATTCATACAATATGGCTGCCCAAATGGCTGGAGCAGTATCATGACAACCGTGGACACAGCCGCAAGGATCTGAGAGACTGGATGGAGCTGCGCTCTGAGAAAAAGAACTTCAAGGACTTGATGGAAAACGCTCTTCCTGCCAAGTTCTGGACTGAGAAACTTACCAAAGATGGCAACCGAAAGGTTGAGATAGACAGCGCATGCCTCTTCAACTTTCTCACGCTTAACGGCTTCTATACTCTTCATGATGAGAACTCGGACAGCACTGAGTTCATACGTATTGAAGGGAACGTAGTCAAGCATGTGAAGGCCAACGACATCAAGCAGTTTATCATCAACTGGGTCAAGGAACATCACAAGGGACGCGACATTCTTAACCTGGTTATCAATTCGCCGAGAGTGGCACCTACCGCGCTCGACAACCTCGACGAGGTGGAACTGGACTTTGCCGACTATACGCCCGCAAGTCAATACTACTTCTTCGACAATGCCACTGTAGAGGTCAAGAAACGTACCCTTACCAACGACGGAATCAATGTCTACAGCAAAGGAGATGAGAGTCTTCACAACTTCGTCTGGGAGAATAACGTCATAGCTCACCGGTTCAAGAAACAAGATCCGATGTTTAAGATAAAGACCATCACCGAGGATGATGGTCGCCAGCATCTCGACATAGAGGTAAAGAACGTGAACAGCCATTTCTTCGGTTACCTCATCAACACGAGCCGACTCTTTTGGCGTAAGGAAACGGAATACAATTTCGAGGGGCATCCGGACGAAGAGCGTATCGCATATCTCGAAGAACATCCTTTTGACATAGCAGGGACGGGATTGTCCGAGGAAGAAATCAGGGAGCAGAAGCAGAACCTTATCAATAAGATCTTCTGCTTCGGCTATATGATGCACAAATACAAGATCGTCACCCGAGCCTGGGCACCGATGGCCATGGACAACAAAATCGGCGAGGACGGACAGTGCAACGGTCGTAGTGGGAAATCATTTTTCTTCACTGTTCTATCATACTTAGAAAGCTATGTCAAGCTCAGCGGCAGAAATCCCAAGCTGATGGATAATCCTCATGTGTTTGAGCAGGTCAACCAGTTTACAGATTTCGTTCTCGTGGACGATTGCGACCGTTATCTTAATCTCGGCCAGTTCTATGACAATATTACGTCCGACATGACAGTAAACCCAAAGAACAACCACGTATTCACTATACCATTCAATGATTCGCCCAAGTTCGCATTCACGACAAACTATGTACCGCAGAACTTCGATCCGTCGTCTGAGGCCCGGACTCTCTACATGGTGTTCTCAGACTGGTATCACCAAAAGACTGAGGACAACGACTATATTGAGACACGCAGCATCCGGGACGACTTCAATAAGACGCTCTATGCCACAGACTACACGGAAGAGGAGTGGAACAACGACTTCAACTTCTGGATGCAGTGCTGCAGCACTTACATTGAGTTGGCTGATGCTGGTATGAAGCCACAACCACCGATGGGCAACATCAAACGTCGCCGGTGGAAAGCTGAGATGGGCGGTAACTTTGAGGAGTGGGCTAATTCTTATTTCTCTCCGGAGAATGAGCATCTTGACAAAGAACTGGTGCGTGAAGACGTGTTCAGAGACTACCAAGTGTTCTCCAACATGGCTCGCATTACTATGCAGAGCTTCACGAAGAAGATCAAGGCGTTCTGTGACTTCTGTCCATGGGTGGACGCCTACAATCCGACAGAGCTGTGTACGGACGCAGGACGGCTCCAACGTAAGGTACTTTACCCGGATGGCACACTGAAGACTAAAGACATGATCTATATCCGCAGTGTGGCAGGCGCGAAGGAAAATCAAAACGGCAAGGACCAGGAGAACGACATATTCTAATCATATTTCATTTCTTTCTTTGCATTTAGTTGCGTTCAGGGCGGCTTCGATAGGAGACTATCGATACCGCCTTTTCTGTTATGGGGTAAAATTGCTTGACTTTTCGGATTTTTCAATGGAGTTCGGTGTCTTGGTTTCCCCTCTCCCTTTCCTTTTTCGTTCCAAAACTTTGTGACTTTGTATCCGAGATTTACGAAATGTCTCTAAAGTCAATAAAAAGAGGAAGTTAGCAGGTCACAAAGTTGGTCACAAACTTGTCACAAACAAGTCACAAACCTATTTAAGTTTGTGACCAACTATCATACGCTATATGGCTCGCCACAAACTTGCGAGGCTCAAAATAGTTTGTGTCCAAAGTTTGTTACCAAAATCCATGCTAATAATCAGCAACTTACACCGCTCGTCACAACTTTCACATGGTCACAAACTTTTCTGACGAAAACGGAGTTCATACGGAGTTGTACGAAACTCACGCAAGTTGTTTTAAGTTGAAAAGTTAGAGATATATTTACATTTTGAGAGAAAACACATCCAAGCCTATAATCTCACCTTTTTCGGCAAAAATAGGATATTCCTTTCCAAATCAGCGTGTTACGCTAATATTCTAATAAAAATCCATTCGATTTTCCCACATAAATACAGCCAAAAGCCCGAATATATGCGGAATTTACCCTATATTTGCAACTAAAAACCAAAGAGACATGAGCAATTTTCAAATCTACATCAAGTTGCCTGAGTATGAACGCCAGTGGTGCAGGCATCATTTCGGAGAGCCGTGCGCCTTCCCGAATCTATCCAATATCAACAGTGTCATCAAGTACTTCTTGAAGAAAAGGCCTGCGAATGCCGAGGTGGAGACAATGCAGGACGGGGAGCTTGCTATCAGTATCCCAGACTCCCAGTCGAAAGACCCTGCCTATTTCAACTTTCTGACCAAGCCGGGGAAGCAGGCCATCGCCGAAGCCGTCAACGACATATTTACCAAACAGATGTTCGAGGACCTTTCTGCTATCAAGTTTCGGGCGATACCGCTCACGCTGATCATCAGAGACTGGATGACGGCCAACGGCATCAGCTATGAACAGGAGCATAACATCATACAGAAATATACCCGCATCAAAGAGGCTTACCGCAAATGCGGTGTGAACATATCACGCGGATATAAACACGAGAATATTGGGATGAACAGAAAGAAACGTATAAAGAAACGTTAAAACAAGCGCATTTTCTTACCCACAAGACAGGCCTTTTTTAGATAGGCAGAGATAGTGCGTGATACCCCGAGATAGTGCGTGATACCCCGAGATAGGTAGATATTGTGATAAACAAACAAATATTATGTCTATGATTCAAAATTTGATTAAGATTGAGGTGTGCGACAGTAGCGCCCTCCTTGACGCATTGGTTCTGGATGAGAAAGGTTGCTTCCTCACACGGGATGTTAATTTTGCAGAAGTTAACGCTTTCGGAAACATCCAGGTATCTGATGACAGCAGCTACGAGAACAACGAGCTCGTTTGGACGACCACCATTACTTATAAGGTGAAGTCGAAGGATCCTCAGATGTGGCGACGCAGGGCATTCCGGATGACGGCTATCGACGGCAAGAAGTATCTCGTTGGTACCGGCGTGCGTCCGTTTCCCGTCATCAAGGAGAGCAATCCCTATCCCGATAAGGCGACAGGCCCCACGCTCATGACAGTCACCATAACGTGGAAATCGCTACACGGGATGCTCAGAATCCTATAATATATGGTATTTTCTGTAATTACGCCTCGGCTGTAATTTTGTGGAAAACAACAAATAGAAGCAATCTGTATATGAAATACGATTACTATATAACCGGTGTCATCGGTGAGGAGTATGACTGGTGGACCGGTGAAAGAGGCACTACAGCCGACATGGTGAAGGATTTCCTCAACAGCCACAAGGACAAGGAAGTCAACATCCTCGTCAGTTCCCCGGGCGGTCTTCTGGATCAGGGAATGACCATCGGTGAGCTGATCGCGGCTCATGGCCAGTGCAACATGTACATCGTGGGTATGACTGCCAGTGCTGCCACTCTCCTCTGCATGAAGGCCAAGACCGTCAACATCGCTACAGGCTCTTTGATGCTCATCCACAACAGCAGCCTTGACATCGGCTTCTATGGCTCAGCCAACAAGCAGGCCATCGATAAGCTCGTGAGCAAGTTCCAGTCAAAACGTGACGAACTCGACACCTATGACAAGGCCATCGCTTCGCTCTACTCCTATCGGAACCATAAATCCATCGAGGAGAACATGAAGAAGATGGATGAGGAGAAATGGATGCTTGCCGATGAAGCGAAGGCATTTGGCATCGTGGATTCTGTTTTTGACGATGAGCAGTCAAAAGCTGCTGCCAAGAACGTCAGAAACCGCGCTGCTGCAAAGGCTGGTTTCACCGAGCACTTCGCACTTCCCAACATCCCTGTCTCCAAAGACAGCAATGAGGGATTTTGGAAACGATTCCGCCGTGACCTAGGCGGCATCGTGGGACTCGTGAACAACATCGCTCCAATCGAAGATAATAACAATCAGACAAAAACTCAGACAATGAAGAAAATCGTAAGGAATTGCATGTGTGCCATCTTGGGCGTCACGGATCTCGAGGCTACTGACGACGGTAAGGTGACGCTTACCGATGAGCAGCTGCAGAAGGTTGAGGACGGGCTGAAGACGAAAGACTCCACCATCGCCAGCCTTACCAAGGAACGCGACGATGCCAAGAACGCACTCACCACAGCCGAGAACGCAAAGGCGCAGGCTGAAAAAGACAAGAAGACAGCCGAGGATAAGCTGGCTGATCTTCAGAAGGAGTTCGACGCTTACAAGAATGAGCAAGGCGACTCATCGAAGCCCCATGCTAAGGTAGAGGAAGGTGACACGCCGAAGAATGCCAAGGAGCTTCTCGATGATGTCAGGGACCTTCTCTAATGACTAACATCATAGACTATTTATCGTAAATGGCTAAAATCTCTACAATGACACCTGACGAGATGGTGTCTAGAATCACACCTGAGCTTCTGGAAGAGAGCTGTCAGCAATTTCAGTCTGAACTCATCCAGATGCCCATCGTAACGATGCAGCAGTCCGGCACTGCGCAGTACATCACCATCGTTCCCGGTGTCCGCAACCAGCTGACATGGGGTGAGCTCGACGGTGATGCTCAGCTTGCGCCATGGAGCGATAGCAACGAGGACGACGACAACTCCAAAATCGTCGGACGTACGCTCGTCGTCTATCCCGGCAACTGTGCCAAGAACTTCAACCCGATGCCCTACTTCCACAGCATCTATGGACAGAGCATCGCCCTCGGTCAGGCCATGACCGCCAACACCATCGCCCGCAAGGTAGCCACCATGCTGTCAGCCAAGATTGGACAGCACCTCGACCGCGATGCCATCTGGTTTGGCAAACGCGCCCCCAAGGGCAAGACGACAAAGGATCTCTTCGACGGCTTTGATACCATCATCCTCGCGGGTATCACGTCCGGCGACATCTCCGTAGCAAAGGGCAACCTCCTTGAAGTGGCTGCCATCAACGAGACCAATGCCGTTGACACGCTGAAGAAAATATGGCGTGCTACAGACCCGTCCATCAAGGCCAACGGCGCCTTCATGTATCTGCCGCCTGAGATCTATGACTTCTACGTCGACGACTATCAGACACGCCATGGCAATGTGCCTTACAACACATCCTTTGACAAGGATACGTTGGAGGGCTCACGCGGCAAGTGTCAGTTTGCCGTCCTCGACAACATGGCCGGTTCCAACCTGATCAAGGTCACCAAGAAAGAGAACTTCCTTCTCGGCACGGACATCAACGCTCAGGAGAATCAGGTCAATATCGCCAAGTATAAGTCATGGAGGCTGACCTTCGAGTATGCCGGAGTCTACGGCGCTCAGGTGCGCACCTTCTCCAAGCAGGCTTTCCTTGCAGCCCGTGTGGCCAAGGCTGGTGGTACCAGCGCATAAACGATCACGGTGGCTGACAGGCTCGGCCACCGTTCACTAATAACACTATAGACAATTTACAAAAATGAGTGATTGCACAGTAAATCAGGTATATAGTTCCATCGAGGCATGCCCAGGCCGCAGCGTCCTCGCCGGTATCCGCCGGCGCCTCTACTTCATCCCGAAGTCCGACATCGTGAAGTGGCCTGCACTGCCTAAGCTCAACGCCACGGGAAACGACGCCGCTAAGGATATGGGAGCGCTCGCCACTTACAAAGGCTCGTTCACGCTAAAGGCCGATGCTACGTGGAAGTTCATCGATCTGAAGGACAACGCCTCTAATGTCACGCATGATACGGCGGGTGAGCTCGGATCGCAGATCATAGAGAACAAGGCAACAGCCATCGTCGCGGGCACTTCTAAGGAGTTGGCCGGTTTCGGTCGTCAGTCCAAGAACGATGACCTGGTATATGTCTACCAAGAGCGCGACGGTGCTTATCGTGTGCTCGGAAACGACATGTACTCCACTGATACCAAGAACAGCTCCGACACGGCCGCCGAGGCAACAGGCGCAAAGACCACGACGTTTACCATCGCTGTCTACGACGACTGCCCGGCACCATACTACGAGGGTGACCTGGTCATCAGCAAGACAACAAAGATTGACTGTCTGACTGGTGAAGAGAAAGCCATCACAGCAGCATAGTGAGGGTAGATTATTAATTCTTTCATGTTTGAAGATGGGTGGCTGCGGCAGTGATGCCACGGCCACTTTTTTTTATTAACTGATAAAACAAGAGCAATGGACAACAACTTGACAATGAGAATTGGTGCCTTCCTGAAAGTGGAGCATCCGACGGACAAACAGATCATTGACGCGGCCGAGATGCTGCTGCAGCTGGATCCGGGACGTGAGCGAGGTGTCTATAACTCTGCCTGTCAGCGCCCGCAGTCTTTGCTTCCATGGGTGCGTGCCGACTTGCAGAAGTTCTACAAGATCCGCGTCGCAGGCATCACCAATGCCGAGGTCGGAAAGTATATTGAGGAGACGGAGAAGGTGGTCGTCGAGGACCTGCAGCAAAAGCCGGAGGGTATCGAGAGCGTGGACACTTCGGACAATCCTGCCATCGTCTCTGTGCGAGGCAAGCGTGCCGACCATGACTCTCTGCCTGACAACATCAAGGCGCTGTGGGACGAAAACGCAAAGCGATGGCAGAAGATGCGGGAGCTGCATAGCCAACTGGCATTGATGGTGGCAAAGCCTGACTATCAGAAATGCGACGGATATGAGCTCTGCTATACCTTGCGGCAAACCGACAACGCGCTGCGTAACGCCTACAAGCAATATGATGACTATAAAGTGCCGGACCATCCCGAGACGCCGGAGGAGAAGGCGCAGCGTATCGTCAAGGAAGTGGGAGCGGCGCGCACCTGCATCAGCCGTACGCTTGGCAAGGAGGAGCTGGCAGATAAGGACGTCGACAAACTGCAGGAGGCTGTCAATACGCTTATCGAGAACAAAGCGAATATCAAGCCGGAGACCATTGAGAAGTTGAAAGCCGCCGGCGTAACCATTCCGGAAGACAATGAGCAAGGGGCAGCCGATTGATGAGATGCTGAAACCGTTGTCCGGGAATTCCATACAGGCTTATCTCGGCAACGGACTTCATACGCTCGGACTGCTCCACTGGATATTGGGGCAGACTGGGAAGGCCGATGTATGGGTGTCCTCATACTCAACGTCTGAGCCTTTCTTGAATGGTTTCGTGCTGATGAAGTCAAAAGGCAAAGTGGGACGATCTATGATTTTGCTCGACGCAAGGGCGGTGAAGAAAACCTTGAAGCTGGTGGGTGAGATGAAGTTCGCCTTCGACCACGTCTTTTTCAGCCAGAACCATTCTAAAATTGTTCTTGTCAAGAATGACATGTGGCAGGTGGCGGCGGTGACCTCGCAAAATCAGACCTATGGCGCTCGGGCGGAGAGTACCATCATTACAACCGATAGGGGCGTATTCGACGTTATCATGCGTCAGTTCGTGGAACTTGCCGGGAACAATTCAGTTGAACTCATAGATAAGAGAGATGATGAAAACCGAAAAGAATTTGAAAGATTGTTTTTCGATCGGTACGTCCCGGCATGCGATCCATGTGCAGGAGATGGTGCAGGAATCAGTCGAGACGAAAGTGGAGCGGTTGGCGATGCTGCTCATGACACCCGAACAGATTGGCAGCCTTTTGGGGTTTGACGAGGAAAAAGTGTCGGAGTTCCGCAATCCGTTCTCTCCCATGGGCAGACTCTATCGCCAGTGCATCGCCCGACAGGCCGAGGTGCTGCATGAGCAAACAATGAAGCTGGCCATGGTCGGCTCGCCGACTGCCATGGAGGCGGCCGTCGACTGGCTAAGGCAGGCTCAGAACAGTATTGAATGAGAAACGATATTGACATCTATGCTGACAATATGATGTTGTCAGAGCAGGAACTGAAAGCCAATAAGCTGCAGCAGTCGGTCATCGACCGCATACTGCGGCTTCGGGACATACATGCCTACATGCTGCGCAATCCCTTGAAGAAGGATCGCGAGTATGTGGATTATATCGTGTACAATGCCGCGAGCCTTGGCAATGGCGGGGAGATAACCAGGCGCACGGCCTATGCCGACCTCGAAATCCTCCATTCCATCGTAGGATCGCTCGAAAAGTGTTCCAAGGAATGGCACCGGTGGCGGCTCAACAACATGATCATGGAGGGATACAGCATCGCCGTGAAAAAGGAGGATGCTGCGGCCGTGGCGAAACTGGCCAATGTATATGGCAAGTACAATCAACTTGACAAAAACGATGAGAAGGATGCGAGGTATGATGAGATCCCGAAGATTACCTTTACCTTCGACCCTTCCGTGCTGGGCTTCAAGCCTATTCTGAACGTGGCCAGTGTCATCGACCGACTCGTCAAGAAATACAGCGGTTCTAATTTCGAGGACATTGATGCCGATGCCGAGGTCATCGAGGTGTCAACGAACTACGCTCCTTCTGATAAGACGAAGAAACTGGAGGTGAAGGATGCAGAGTGAGCAGCAGCAATATCTTAACAGAGGACAGGCCTACGTCCTCGCTATGAACACGAAGGACATCACCTGCGTGGCCGGCCGTGGATTTGGCAAGGGACTGATATGTGCCTCGCTCCTGCGTCGTAATTTCGAGCAGATGCCCGGCAGTAACACGGGACTGGTAGGCCCGAACTCCAAGCGCTTGTTCACCAACATCATCCCCTCCTGGGATGAGCACCTCAGACGGTGGGGATTCGTGCCTGACGTTCATTACACCTGGGGTAAAAAACCGGCGAAGGCGTGGGGATGGAAAGAGCCTATCATCGCACCGATGAACTGGGAGAATACGCTGAGCTTCTGGAATGGTTCCATAGCCACCATCATCAGCCAGGACCGGAAGGGCACGTCAAACTCAAAGTCGTTCGACTTCCTGCTCATCGACGAAGCGAAGTTTGTCAACTTCGAACAGTTCAAGGATGAGACGCTTCCGGCCAACCGAGGCAACAACAATATCTTTGGGCATCTCTATTTCCACCATGGCATTGCCAAGTTCTCGGACATGCCCACGACAAAGAAGGGCTCTTGGTTCCTCAACGACCGCGAGAAATGTGATCCTGCAAAGGTGCAGCTGCTTGAAGGCTTGCTGGCCTCGTATGCGGAGCTGCGCAGGCAGGTCAATGACATGATCAGTGAGGGGAAGAAGCCGGACGCGCAGACTACCTTCCGGCTGCGACGGCTTTCAAAGGTTATCAACCAGCTGCGAGCCGACACGCTGCTCTACAAGGAGTTCTCATCTATCGAGAACCTGGAGATCCTCGGTGAGGACTTCATACGTCAGTGTAAGCGCGACATGCCGCCTGCCACCTTCCGCACTACCATCCTCTGCAAGCGCGTCGAGCACTCTGAGGACAGCTTCTACAACGCAAAGACTGATGCCAACCTATACCAGGCGGCCAACAACTCTTACATTGATTCCATCGGCTTCAACATGGAGAAGCTCCGACATGCAGACTGCCGGTTCGACGGAGATCTGGACTGGACGGCTCCGCTATGGGTGGCATTCGATGCGAATGCTAACATCAACTGGATTGTGGTGGGACAGCCCGGCAAGGACATGAAGCTGCGCGTGGTCAAGTCGTTCTTCGTCAAGTACGAACGCCGATTGCCTGAGCTGGTCGACGACTTCTGTGCGTATTACGAGTATTTCCGGACAAAGGAGGTCGTGTTCTGTTACGACGCCACCTTTGTGGGCAATGACTATGGCCGTAGCTCCGAGGGATTTGCCGACACCATCAAGTACTGCTTCATCAAGAAGGGATGGGTCGTGCAGGAGGTATACATCGGTTCTCCGTGGCGCCATCCCGTCAAGCAGAGCCTTATCAACCGCATGTTCCGGGGGGCTGATACCAAATACCAGATTCTCTTCAACGAGGAGAACAACCCTGATCTGCTCAACAGCATCGACGGGGCCATGTCGGTCAACGGATCCAACAACAAGGACAAGTCTGAGGAGAAAGGCCCGGAGACGGAGGAGTCGCCGCTTGAGAGCCGTACTGATGGTTCCGATGCCTTCGACACCTTGTGCATTGCCGTAGAGGCCGGGCCTATGCCGTCGTTTGCCGGTGGAGGGGATGCTGGCGTGGTATAAAGTTGATAAATATAAAAGGATATGAAAAAACAACGAGCAAAGGGTGGAAGTCAAAATCCTATAGTCTTCCACGACTATGAAAGTTATATCGCAAAGTTCCAGAACAAAGAGAAAACAACCGATGACACCTATACCCCCCCCGATGTCTATGATGCCGTACTTGCTTATGTGAAGAGCATCTATCCGATGGAGGGCAAGGAGATACTCAGGCCGTTCTTTCCGGGCGGCGATTATGAGCACGCTGAATATCCAGATAATGGCGTGGTGGTAGACAACCCGCCGTTCTCTAGGTTCACGAAGATATGCTGGTTCTACAGTGAGCGCAAGATTCCCTTTTTCCTCTTTGGCCCTGGACTTACTATCTTCTCGTGTCTGAAATATTGTTCGGTAGTTGTCGTCGCACCACAGATAGAATTCTGCAACGGGGCAAAGGTAAGATGCAACTTTGCCACAAACCTTATAGGCGACGTGCTGGTCACCATTGCGCCCGAACTGTCCAGAGCCATTGCCGTATGTCCCTCGCAGACGCAGAAAGTAAATCTGACAAAATACAGATACCCCGAAGAGCTATTATCCGTGTCCGACCTACAAACGATGGCAAAGGGCGACGAGGCGTTCTCGATACGGAGAGGAGAGGCAAAGCTGATACGTGACCTTGATTTGCATCCTAAGAAAGGTGGCTTGTTTGGTGACCACCTGCTTATATCGAAGGCGGCAGCGGTGAAGGCGGCAGCGGTGAAGGCGGCAGCGGTGAACGCAATTCCTATATTACTAAGCGAGAGGGAGCAGACAATTGTCGACGGTCTGAAATGTTAAATCTTTACTTGCAGTACAAATTAGTGTACTAATTATTTGGTTAGTACACTAATTTGTATTATCTTTGCATTGTCAAACATAAAGAGTTAACAACATGCAGAAAGAAATCACAAACGAAGAAAACGACCTCATCGAGGCCATCAGAAACTACAAGAGAGCTTACCCTAACGGGCAGAAGGAACTTCTCCACTATGCGGTAATGCTATTTGAAGAAATGATTTACGGATAAAGAAAAGCCCTGCTCCAAGAGGGCAGGGCTTTCTTAAAAACAAAAAAGGAAAGAATATGGAGACAATGCAGACAACCAAGCAGCAGACAATGAAACAGCAGATGGACGACATTCTGCTTGCCATATCGTGGGGAAACCTCGCAAGGACATACTTCACCAAGTCGGCCTCGTGGTTCTATCATAAGATGGACGGTCGCGACGGCAACAACAAGCCCACGGAGTTCAACGCTGAGGAGCGTGCCCAGCTCAAGGGAGCGCTCACCGACCTGAGCAACCGCATACGCCGTGCGGCTGATTCCATAGAGATTTAGGCTGGGGTTCGTTAACACCGCCCCGTTTGACACCAAGCCGTCTGCCGGCCTACGGACGCACAGCCCTGGAGATACACGCTCCGGGGCTTTTTTTATGGCATACAGAAAAGCCCCGGCACGGCTCAGTGTCGGGGCTTGGTGTGATTAGGCAGCTGCCCTCTCCTCTCAGCCTGCGGTGTACCGCAAATGCGATGCCGATATGTAATCACATCGTCCCCACCGCCACATTGTAATTGGTAATTGCCGTTACATATACCGCTGCGATTGGCCTTTGTAATTACGGTTAAGGCGTAGGGCGGCGCGGGGGCAGTTCCGACGGAGTCGCTTTTTGAAAAAGCGACGGAAAACAAAAGTGGCTGAAAATGCGGTATATAGACTTTTGAGGGTGTTCACGGGATTTGGTGCAATGTAGGACTCAAAAAGGAGCATTGAACTCAAAAGGAATCGGGGGAATAGTCCGCAAAGGGGCCGGGAAAGTCCAAATGGGGGCCGGGAAAGTCCGCAAAGGGGCCGGGAAAGTCCAAAAAGGGCTCGGAAAGTCCAAAAAAGGCTCGGAAAGTCCGCAAAGGGGCCAGGAAAGTCCCAATGGGGCTAGGAAAGTCCCAAAAAGTCTCAAAGAGGTATGAAGTGATTGTGAATAGATGGTGAACGGACGATGAACACATAGTGAATGGGATGGTGAATGGATGGTGAATGACACGGGGAATGCGGCATAGCTCATCTCGAACGGATCTCGAACGGTTCTCGAAGGAATGGAGGTATATCGAGAAGCATTTGGAGCTGGGGCAATATAGGAAAGTTTTGGAGCCGATGATGGTAAAAATGGTGGTGAAAATGGTGGTGAAATGCAGAAAACGTGGAATTTGTTCTGTAAAACACCTCAATTATGCGGAATTTTTGCTATCTTTGCAGCAGATACCATAGAAAACGTAGGCCCCCTTTCATGGGATAGCCGATCATTTATAGAAGGTGTTGGGGCGGCGCGCACTGCCCAAATTCTTTGCCGTCGCCCCTTTTATTTTGCAAAATTCTGAAAATGTCATATCATAAAGTGTGAATGTGTCTATTACGTGAATCCTCAGTAGGTATAAAATACAAGAGTTTCATTCCATAATTTAGTGAAGTTCATACGTAAATTTAATTAGACAATAAGATTGCGAGAAAAAGGCCGGCTTTCGTGAGGAAGCCGGCCTTTGCCGTTGGTGAAATGTTAAATCTTCAAACTACTATCAAAATAAATAGTGTTTTATTTGTATAGTATCAAAAAAAGATAGTATCTTTGCAGTGTTCAAAAGAAATACAGTAACAATGAAGGAAAAACGGAAATTCAAGATGAAGCTCTCCTTTGAGGAGAAAGAGCTGATTGAGTCAATCAGAAACTATTGCAACAGTTACCCTAACGGCTATCCGCAATTACTGGAGTATGCGCAAGACCTCTTCGACAGAATAACGGACATGCCAAAAGACGAATGACAAACAACGGCTCTCCTTCCGGGGAGAGCCTTAAAAAGAAATAATTATGGAAGTAGCAGTAAAACAAGCAGAGAAGATTACCGACATGAAAGCGCGGATGAGTGACATCTATCTCGCCGTGTCATGGAGGGAGATAGCACGCACTTACTTTGACAAGTCAGTGCCATGGTTCCAGCATAAGATGTACGGCATCGACGGCAATGGCGGTGTAGGCGGCTTCACCGAGCAGGAAGCCGGACAGCTCAAGGGCGCACTCCTTGACCTTAGCGAGCGCATCCGCCGTGCCGCGGAGAATATTCCAGCCCCGGCCACTGTATAGCCGTTTTGAACAAGAAGCCGCCGGGCTGGCGGCGCAACCATTCCAACTGTGTGTCATGCACGGATGAAATAAATAAATGAACTCTTGGAGCCTCCTGCGCGTGATGCGTGGGAGGCTTTTTACCATTAACTTCAGAATATTATGCAACTGACAGGAAAGAACGCGGAGTATGCCGATTTCATACTCTCGAAGATGATGGAGAAAGGAGGATGGATCAGCAGGGACGAGATTCTGATGAGCCTTCACGACACCTACGACTATGCCGCTGAGCCGGAGTTCGTGCTGCACGACCTCGTGGACAACTGGAAATTCATCATTGTGGATGGTGAGATCCTGAGATTGACGAAGGATGGCGACAAGGCCGCAAGGAAGGGAGTGAAGAGATATTGTAGGAATAAGAAAAGCAAGGAAAGCTTCAAGGATTGGAAAGACTATATCAGCGTTGTTGAGACGCTGATAAATATCATAGTGGCTTTGGGCTCATTCTTCCTGGGCCGTTGTTCTTCCAACTGGTTTTAGAGGGCGCAGACGATAATCCCGGTGACGACGGCGATGAGTATGGCCACGATGCCGGAGAGGAAGGAAGTCTTGAGCTCAAGTCTTCTGATGCGGTGCTGGAGAATGTCTGTTTCTGATCTTTCCATGCTGCAAAGATAGCGATTTCGGCCGGCATGAGCAAGAAAATGACTGCGGAAATGTTAAGTCTTCGATTTTACTACAAAATATTATAGTATTTTCTTGCATAGTACAAAATAAAGTAGTATCTTTGCAGTGTCTAATAAAAACAAAGGATTATGAAAGAAAAAATGGAAACAATGAAGGTAACTGCCGAAGAGTGCGACCTTATCGAGGACATGAGAAATTACAACAGGTCTTATCCCAATGGTTACCCCGAACTGTTGGAGATTCTCTTCGAAAAGTTCCAGAACATGCTCAGACAGCCGTATTAACAACATTCCTCTCCCTATTGCGGGAGAGGATATTAAATAAGGAAAGGAAAAATTATGGAGACAATTATGACAAAGCCGGTAGTTATATCCGACATGAAGAAAAGGCTTGCGGATATTACTCTTTCCGTATCGTGGATGGATTTTGCAAACAGATACTTCCATAGGTCATCGTCTTGGTTCTACCACAAGATGAATGGCATAGATGGCAATGGTGGTGTAGGCGGATTCACACCTGACGAGAGAGAACAACTTCGGGGAGCCCTTATCGACCTTAGCTACCGCATACGACGTGCGGCTGACAATGTTTAGGCCTGGCTATAATCCTTAGCCATATTAGACAAAAGCCGCCCGTCGGCCTGCGGGCGCAACCATAATTGAATGCTTCATGAAGAAGTAGACAATTACATGTAAAAGAACTTTTGGAGCCTCCTGCGCGTGATGCGTGGGAGGCTTTTTACCACTAAAAACAGAATATTATGCAACTGACAGGAAAGAATGCTGAGTATGCCGATTTCATACTCTCGAAGATGATGGAGAAAGGAGGATGGATCAGCAAGGACGAGATACTGATGAGCCTTCACGACACCTACGACTATGCCGCTGAGCCGGAGTTCGTGCTTCACGACCTCGTGGACAACTGGAAATTCATCATCGTGGACGGTGAGATTCTGCGATTGACGAAAGAGGGCGACAAGGTGGCTGATAAAGGTGTGGAGCACTATAGTATGAAGAAAAGGAAAAAAGAGCTTTTCAAGGATTGGAAAGACTATATCAGTGTGGGTGAAACCCTCGTAAACATTATAGTGGCCTTGGGCTCCTTCTTTCTTGGGCGCTGCTCTTCAGGATGGTTCTAAAGGGCATAGGCTATTATCCCCGCAACGACGGCGATGAGTATGGACACGATGCCGGAGAGGAAGGAAGTCTTGAGCTCAAGTCTTCTGAGCCGATGTTGGATTATGTCTAATTCGGAGTTTTCCATACCGCAAAGATAGTATTTTCGGGCGGTTTTAGCAAGGAAACGGGGCTGAAATTGCTGAATTAATAGGGTTCACGGCTTCTTCTTACTGCTATTTTTGAGCAAATTAACGATAATTTTGCTCAAAGTTTTGCATGATTCGAGAAAAATGCCTTACTTTGCAGTTAGGGATTCAATTATAACTATATTTTTTTATGTGCACTATATCAAAAGAAACCATACGCCGGGCTTGTGAGAGGACTATCGCTAACAAGGCTGCAGAACGCACCCCTATTCATAGGGGGGATGCCATTCATTTGTCGGTTCATTATAGTGGCGGTGAATATCATGGACGTATTTCTGCGGAAAAGATTAGGGAGGCTTATGCCAAGGCATGGGAGGCTAATGTCAGAAAATAATGGCTCGTAAATATAGTTCTATGAATAAAGAAAGTATTGTCAACAACATTAGAAAATCATGTGAAGACATGATTAAATACATAGAAAGGCACAAAGAGATTCTCATTGGCAATAATGAGGATGCATGGTTTCAATACGCCATCCTTGACCTTACTCACATAGCCGGAGAAATAAACAAGGATATCAACGGATTGAAAGGCTTTAAATATGTTCTTTATGAGCAGAACAAATTGAAGGCTGAGACAAAGAAACCGTTGAGTGATGAAGATATCATCCGAAAAGATACTGTTTTCTATAAGAAAAAAGTAGTATTCACAGGTACACTTGAAAATTTCCCCGACAGAGATGAAATTGCGTCCATTATCCGACAATATGGTGCTGATGTCAATGGCTCAATATCAAAAAAGACAGACATTGTCGTAAAAGGGGCGGGAGCTGGACCTTCAAAGATGAAGAAAATACAAGAGCTTCAAGAGCAAGGCTTTGTCATTAGAGTCATTGAGGAACCTGAATTTATGGAATTGCTAAAACAAGAAGGGATACATTGACTCTCAAAAGTTAAAAAGTGGCAAAGAAATAAGGATTTTGATTCTTTTGTTTTGCGATTTTGATTATTTTGCCTAATTTTGCCATCGGTTAAAGAACGATGGTAGTCCATCCCGGGGAGCAGCGGTCATTGCTCGGACATCATGGTCGGGCTTTTTTTATGCCCGGCAAAACGCGAGTAACTGCTCGTAGATAAAAATATTGGCGGTTGCCATTCCGTAGAATTTGATATAGCCCTTCGGGTGAAGTCATCGTTCTTTAACCAGCGGAATCGGCAGCCGCTTTTCTTTTCTGCCCACAAAGGCCCGGCTATCCGGGAAAGGTTAAAGAACGATGCATTATGCAGCAAGCAACCATCAACTTCACCGCGTCTGAGGTCCGTCGGCCGGTGAGCCTCCGGGAGAGGATGAGAACGACGGGCAGAGTAATCAACCAGTGGCTCGACTCCAAGAGTGTGTTCTACAGCCGTATCGCTGAGTTCGACGTGACACGGCGTGTGGCCATCCGCGTGAACCTTGTCACTGTGGCCATGATTGTGGCCGCCGTGGCCATCGAGACGGAGCCCGTGGCAGCATTGGCCGCCGCGCTGAGCGTAGCATGGGTGATGTACAGGGCTATGATGCAGAAAGGAGGCGAGCGATGAAACCGGAATTATTGACATCGTGCCCCAACACGTACGAGCAGGAGTATTTCCTGTATGTCACGGACTACGGCTACATCGACCGTGATGCCCAGCTGCTAACGTCAGAGCTGAGCAAGCTGGACTACCATCGCTACAAGGATGATCCCACCTTGCGTGCACTCTATGAGTATGTCAAGGGCAAGTGCATCGAGGTCAACGAGAAGACGGGCAAGAACCGGCTTGGTCTGGACTGGCACGATAGTATTGACCTGCGTGGCCAGAAATGCGACCAGTTTGAGATCTTTGTGCTGGTTGGTGAGGAGAAAAAGGACGTCTGCGTGATCGATGCCATACGTATCGAAGGCGCGGCTAAAATAACAACGGATAAAGAAGAGGAGGACGTGTGATATGAATGGTGAAGAAAATAATAAGTGGAATCTGCAAGAGCATGTGTCTCAGGACATGAACGCCATAGAGTTGATGGTGGTAGACAGCTACTATCCATCGTATCTCGTGGTGCTGGTAGACGAAGAGGGCAACGAGCACGTGATCCGCAAGATCGACGATGCCAAGCTGCGTGAAGTGTTGAACAGAGCAAAAGGAAAGGAGGTGGAGCATGGCTAAGCGAATCGGATTTGTCCACTACGACAAGGAGAAGCCGGCAAAGGATGCGCCCATTGCTAAGGACTCTCAGGTGGAAATGGCACTCGATGCCTACTTCTGCAATGAGAGCGACAGCGGACGGTTCACGTCGGAGGAGATCGCTGCCAACGTGCGTGAGACGCTCAAAGTCAACACCGCACAGGTGTTTGCCTACATGAGCTCTCACGGCTACCGTCTCGAAAGAGTCGATGACCGCCTGGTGTGGGTGGTAGAATAGAACGGAAATTACAAGCGCACATTTTTTTAACATCATAATTTTGAAGGCGTGCCCGTCGTGAGACGGGTGCGTCTTTTTGCGTTATATCCTGCTTGTTTGTACGTAATTACCGCGTATTTTCATTTAACGCATACGTGGATTATCTTTGCGATAACATTGTAAACGTACAAAATCATATATTATGGCAACAATCATCAGCCAACCCGGTCCGCTGAGCTTCACGGGCACGATGGAGAATCTCGTGCTCAAGAGCCCGTCCGCGCAAGTGCGTGTGGCCATCAAAGTGACCTCGGCCTATGGCACGCATGAGGTGCTCAACGAGGTGTATTACCCCGATAAGAGCAGCACCGTGACCATCTACCATCCCGGAGATCTCTGCGAGCCCTACGCGCGCCAATATGGTTCCGTGACAGCCGCGGCATCCGTCTATGACATCACGGCCGACGGTGTGCAGACCGCTGCCCTGGACGTGGATCTTGGCACCGTGCTCTTTGGCAATGTGGATCCGCAGACAGACGCGTCGACGTTTTGCGAGCATCACTTCCTCACGATCCTCATGGGCCCGAAGACGACGGCTCTGGGCCGCAAGGAGTGCCTGAGCGCATACGACGCGGGTGATCTGACCGTGACGGCTTACATCAAAAAAGGCGGAGACATCACATCCGTGAGCGGCTCCCTCTCCCCCATCAACACCACTGGGAAGGTCAATGACTACAACGTGTCACCAGACAACATCCGCGAGGTGCTGCAGATGAGCGACGGCCAGCAGCTGCTGCAATATAGCTGTCAGGCAGGCGTCCGCCGTCAGACGTATGACATGGTGATGGAAAAAGTTCCACCAGCCCCGTCCCTGGCCTTCCTCAACTCCTTCGGCTGTTGGGAGTATATCCACTGTACCGGCACGCACAAGAAGTCGAGCAAGTTCACCTATTCCACTGCTGTGGTGGGTGATAAGACCCGAAACTACGACATCCGGGAGCAACGCCAGCTGACCGCCAACACCGGCTCTCTGAACTATGCCATGGCCGAATGGGCCGATGAGCTTTTCCGCTCGCAGCAGGTCTATCTTTGTACAGGCGGAAAGATGGGCAAGGAGGTCGTCGTGTCTGATGTCAAAGACGAGGTGACCAACGAGGACGACAACATGCCCAGCTATGAGTTCACGTGGATGTATGCACAGAAGCTGCACAATGTCATCGACACCGAGACCAAGCGTCTGCGTGTCTTTGATGGAACTTTTGATTACACATTTGAGTAAAGGAGGCAGAAACATGGAAAAAGTTCTCAAACCCATCAGCCTGCAGGAGGCCAAGACATTCCTCGACGAATGCGCCGAGAAGCATGAGGCGGTGGACATCGTGGCACTGGGGCGCGACGGGCATAAGATCGTGATGAAGGGCTGGACGGCGACCTCCGGCAACTCGGCAGGCCGTACGCATAACTACCGCAGCAACGAGAGCGGCGAGGTAAGGAAAATCATCGACGTGCTGCTGTTCTACGTGAACGGGCACCCAGTATATATATAGAGACATGGAAAAAATTACATTAGCACCCGATGTACTCGACATCCCGGTGAACCGTGTGAGTCCGGTCGAATCGAAGGATATCTACACACAGAAAGAGAAGCAGTACACCACGGTCATATCGGTCGGCAACCGAAATTATCAGATTGTCCTTTATGGGGCGTCGAACCAGATCCCCTACCGGCTCACAGAGCTTGTGGAGAAGAATTCGGTGATGATGCAGAACAAGTACTTCAACCTGCTGACGTGCTACGGCCGCGGGGTGGAGTACATGGACGCTGCCACGCGTCAGGACAAAGAGCCCAAGCCGACCATGGACCCGGCGATAAGGCGCTGGATGATCCGCAACAATGTCAAGAAGTTCTTTGCGGAGCAGATCGTCGACATGAAGTATTTTGCCTTTGCCGTCGCTGTGGTCATCCTCGACCGTGACCGGAAGAAGATCGTGCGGCTGGTTCACAAGGACGCTTGCAACGTGCGCTTTGAGCTGCCGGACGAAGACGGCAAAGTAAACAATATCTTCTTCGCCGACTGGGACGATAACCAGCAGCCGGATGATATCGAGGTCATCCCACTGCTCGACGAAGACGATCCCATCGGGGATCTGATGGCCCGCACGGGCAAGGAGCGCGATGAATTGGGCGTATTTCGCGCAGACTCGCCCAAGAACCACAAGTATGCCATTGTGACCCGTATCCCGACGCCCAACTGCCGTCTGTATCCTACTCCTTACTGGACGGGCGTGCTGCGAGACGGCTGGTACAACATCTATGGGCAGCTCACTGCCGCCAAGCTGGCCAAGCTGAAGAATGGCTCAAACATCCGCTATCATGTCGAGGTGTCACAGGAGTTTTGGGCGAGCCGCGCACATGCCATGGGCATCAGCGAGGGCACTCAGGAATATCAGGAGATGAAGAAAACATTCCTTGAGAACATCAAGAAATGTCTTTCAGGCTCAGAGAACAGCGACAAAATGGTGTGGAGTGACTTCACCGCGTCCGTCGACGGGAAGGAAAAACACAACCTGAAGATCAACCTTGTGGACACGTCGAAGGCCGGCAACGAGTACAACGATGACATTGCGGAGGTGAGCAACATGCTCTGCTACGACGACAACGTGCACCCGAATTTGGCCGGTGCCAATCCGGGAAAGAGTCAGATGAACAACAGTGGCTCGGACAAGCGGGAGCTCTTCACCATGAAGCAGGCCCTGGAGACGATGACGCACGACCTGCTGCTCCTGCCCCATCAGGTGGCCATCCTCTTCAACGGATGGGAGCAGAAGGTCTATCCCGACGTGCCGATGATACTCCTTACCACACTCGATAAAAACACCGACGCCAAGCAGACAACAATGAATGGCGGAGGCAACAACCCTAACGAAGAAAAGTAACCATGGACGTAACAAAAGAGATTACCAAAGAGATTTTTGAGCAGTATGTGCCCGCGGCCAAGATGCCGGAGCGCAACACAAGCGTCTTCAACCGCCTGGTGCCCTATTTCAGCCGCTCATATCAGTATCTTCAAGATCGGCTCTTCACGGGCATGCCCGTTCTGATGGATGCCGAGGAGCTGAAAGGCGGTATCCTGCAGTTTGTGTGCATCCATGCCTTCTTTCGCGCCATTCCATCGCTCGATTTGGTGTTGACGGGCACGGGCTTTGGCGTCGTCTCGACAAACGACACGGCTCCGGCCTCTCAGACACGCGTCAAGGCCCTGCGTGACGAAATGGAATGGCAGTCGCTCATGAGCATCTCTGCGTTGCTGGCCATGCTTGTGAAGACCGACAAATGGGGAACCTCTACTGCGGGAGAGAAAGCGATCAAATACCTGTACTACGATCCATATCAAATGAGCGAGTACGGCCCCATCGACAACAGCCTGTCCATGGCTGAGAACTGGCGGAGAGTATGTCTGTACCGGGGAACGGCCGAGATGATGGTGCGCCGGGAGATCTCAGCGGAATACTACGACGCGCTGCTGGGACGGCTGCGAACCGCACGGATGACAAACGCCGACATCGGTATCTATCATAGTGCGCTGAACTATATCGCCCGCTGCATCGGTGATATGGAAGCCGGGAAGCCTTGCATGGTGCCCGCGCAATGGGAGCTGCGTGACTATATGGAAAGGTATGCCGAGCTGCTGCCTGAATACAAACAATCCAAACTATATGCTTCAATACATGGAGACAGATACGAGAACAAACCGGAAGATCCCACATTCTTCTTTGTTAACTGAGAGAATGGAATTCAAGATACCAAAAGGGTGGCAGGATCTTACCCAAGGACAGCTGCGCTATGTGATCAGCCTGTACAATATCTATGACGGGCGTGAAGACATGATGCAGATGATTACCATGGCCGCACTCTTCCACTTCATGGGCTGCCGCGTTGACAGCCAGACAAAAGACGGAATACTCTGTTACCGTGTGTCCACTGGTGAGACCTTCTTGCTCAATCCCGAGTTCCTGCCGGATATGATAACCACGGTGGAATGGGTGAAAAGGCCCAATGAGATGCGCTGCCGTTTGGCCGTGCTCCACCACTGTGAGGCCGTCAGCTTCGATTTGCGCGACCTGATGTTCGGTAACTATCTCGTGTGCGAGAACTATTACCAGGCGTGGATGCTTTCGCACGACTGGACAAAGCTCAGCCCAATGCTGGACACCCTCTACCATGTTCCCGACGGCGGGAAAATGGTCAAGACGCAGTTCGACTATGTTTCCGTGGCCATGTGGTGGACGGCCGTCAAGGACTATTTCGGGCAGCTGTTCCCCCACTTCTACCGCCGGACGGGCGAGGGAGAGGAGATCACACAAGACGTGCTCAGGGAATATACCGACGCGCAAATCCGCCTGTTGACCAAGGGCGATGTCACCAAGGAGGAATATATACTCAACAAGACCACAACGCTGCGTGCGCTCACGGAGCTCAATGCTCAGGCACGCGAGAGCGAGGAACTGAAACGTATCATGCAAAAAAACAAGTAGACCATGTTCGACGCTATCAAATACTTTACCAGAATGACAGAGATGAATAAGCTCTGCCAGCAGGAGAAATTCAAGCCGGTGGTGATCAGCAACACCGACAATCTGGAGGGATTGCTGGAGGAATACCGCGAAAATGACCGTTTCATCGCGATTGCGGACACCAACACGGAGAATCTCTCATCCGATGACGGCACGTATGCCTTCACAAAAAGACGCGCTTTCACCGTGATGATCCTCTCGGCCTACAACTATCCCGACATGGAGGACCGGCAAAGGCAGCTCGATCTCTGTAGGGAGGTGTTCAAGCAGTTTGTCACCCGCATCATCCGCGACAAATACACCTATGATGAACAGATGGTGCAGTTCGAGACTCAGTCCATCCCCAACTCTGAGCTTGGACGCTACTACCTCTCCGGCATGACAGGACTATATTTCACGCTCTACACCCGTGAGCCGATAGATTTGGAGTACAACAAGGAGGAGTGGAATGGCTGAGCGTAAGATACAACGTCCGGTGACAGAGGACGACATCCGGAAGTGGGAGCAGGATTGGATGGAGATGATGATTACCATCTGGCGTGATCAGATCATGCGCCTCGGCATCGTCGACACCCAGAAACTGTACAACGACATCACGGGCAGCCTGAGCATGGGTGATCAGGTGACCATCGCACATGAGTTCATGAAGTATGGCATCTATGTGGCCGCCGGCGTGGGTAATGGCTATAACAAGGGCAATGGCGGTGACCTCGACATCCTCGACCCGGCGCTGCGCAAGGCTGCCCGTCTTGACAAGCCACGTAGCCGCGGCCCGCGGTGGAGCATCAAGCACATGACGACGGGCAAACCACGTGAGAAGCGTGACTGGTTCGTGAGGAAGTATCTGCGGTCTATCTATGTCCTCGGTGACGTGGAGCGGAGCCTTTACGGGGAGGCTTACATGGGCACGCTGTCAAATGTGGTGAGCGGGCTCTTCACTACCATCAAGGACAAGACGAACGCGCTGCGGAACCTGTAAATACGTATTTTCAAAGCAAGGCAAGATAACGTAAATTTGCGATATGAGTTTAGAGGCAAAAGACATAGAGAAACACATCGAGCAGATACGTGATGAGCGTCGTGAGGCTGCCAATACCGCCAAGCGGGTTGGCAGTACCATGATGGAGATATTCAAGTATGTGGCTTCCGCCGTGGAGTCAGCAGCTTGGAATATCGCCAAAGGTTTTCTTCGCAAGGACCAGGACGACGCCACCGAGCACAAGCTCGGCGTGGGCGCGCTCGACATCAACGGCGGCGACCTCACTATCAAGTCGGGTACGTCCTCCTACGGCATCAGCAATGATGGTATCGCCACGTTGGCAGGTGCTGTCGCGGACTATATCAGGAGCCATGACTTCCATGCCGGGACGGGCAAGGGGTTCGACGGAACGGGGTTCGGGCTGACTAAGAATACGTCCGGCAAATACACCATGGAGCTTGACAACCTCATCGTGAGGATGAAGATGATCGTGGCGGAACTGGAGGTGCACGAGATGACGTTTATCGGGGGCACGGTGGTGCTGAGCCCCTGCGGCAACCGGATGTCTGTCGTGGAACCATTGGACGCTGACGGGAACATCATCACCGACACCACGGGCACGACGCCCGACCGCTACCGCTGTTATTTCCTTGCCACGGACGGCGACCTGAGCGTCAGCAACAAATGGGCAGTGGGTCAGCTCGCAAGATGCCAGACGAACAACATCACGGCACCGGGGAAATATACGGACTATGAGAACCGGAAGTACTGGCGTCTTGTAGTCGGCATGAGCAAGGAACCCGTGAAAAAGGGCGGGAAGACTTACCACTGGATAGACCTGTCGAAC